AGGACTTCTTGTTCTCAATCTCGAGACGAGCAACACCTCGGTGATAGTTCCCTCGATCGGTGTCCGATACAAGCACGTCGAGGTCGTACTGAATGTTGTGATCTGCTGGTGTAACACCTCCTAGCACGTTGTAGTGGTAGGTCTTCTTTTCGTTCGTCTTCATAATTCTATTACTTATTATATGAGTTAGTGTCGCCGGGGCTCATCCCCTTTGACACTACAAAGGTAAGGCAAAGTTTTTACTCCACCAAATTTTTGAGTAAAAACTTTTGAGGCAATCAAAATACAGCTATATAAACCGTTTATGCAATATGGATAGTTTGTATTCCGCATATTATTTTTACCTTTGCAACGGATAATAGTAAACACAATATGGACAAGACATTAAGCATTGCCGAGCGTCTGGACGCCATAAAAGCGCTCATTGGCATAAGCAACGATGCCGAGCTTTCGCGGATGCTTGGTATCTCGAAACAGCGAGTATACAGCTGGAGGAGGCGAGACAGGTGGGATGCGCCCACTGTCCTTGCAGCCTTCCCTGCCCTGCGCGAGTCATGGGTGGAAAGAGGCGAGGGCGAAATGAGTAGCAAGGAAGCCCAGCTCACCCTCAAGGTTCAGACACTCGAGGAGCTCATCGCACAGAAGGATGACATCATCGAAGCACAAGGGCGGCATATCAAGCACCTGACAGAGAAGCTCTCCGAGCATCTGTAGTATTTGCCGAATGGCGAATTCTCGCTACCTTTGCGGTTGTCTTACCAACATGGTGGACATCGTCAATTCTATTACTTCTTAATGAGAGAGGGAGGCAGGCAACTGCCTCCCTCTCTTTATTTAATGCCCTGCGAATAGCATTCGAGGATCAATCGAATAGGGTTGGCTCCTCCTCCTTGACATAGTTGCACACCATCCATTCCTCCTGCTTGCGTCGGGAGGTTTTAGAGGCTGATATTGTGCGCTCAATGCGGTGAATGTGCCACCCGTGCTCAGTGGCATATCGCTCAATGTTGTCATCGGGGAACATGGTAAGCATGAACTTACCCTTGACCTCGGCAAGGAGGTCAAGGAGAGCCAACAGGTGGCTCTCGCCGAACACGCCTTCATAGTGGCCACAGTCACTCCCCACGTAGGGCGGGTCTACGAAATGGAAGGTATCGGGCGTATCATAGCATCGGATGACCTCCAGGGCGTCGCGGTTCTCGATGGTGACGTTATCCATTCTCTTAGCCAGATGCTCCCCGAACTCCTCCTTGGCGTTGCGCAGCTTCTTGGGCATAGTACCCCCGAAGTCATACCCGAACGTACCATCCAGCATCGACGCAAAGCTCATCTTAGAGAGTGCCCACACCGCCCAGGCTTGATCCATCTGGGTAAAGAACTGAGGGTACTTGAGGATGTGCGCTGCGTGCGCGTGGGTATCCCTTGAGTGCAAAGTGACGTCTATACGATCCTTAAGAAGGTCGTATTCCGTCTTGAGCATCTCATAAAAGTTGGTCATCTGCTGGTTGAGATCATTGATGACCTCACCCTCGGATGGCTCCTTGGCAAAGAATACTGCTGCACCACCGCAGAAGGACTCGGTATACAGGGTGTGTGGCGGTATAAGGGGGAGGATGTACTTGAGCATCGTCTGCTTACCCCCATAGTACGTAATAGGTGTACGCATAAGCGAGTAAATTGTATCTTTGTGTTGTCTCACTCCTACTTACATCTTACATAGACGCAGTGCGCCGATACGAAAGGAAAGGCATTAAGCCCTCGACCTTTGCGTATCGGCGCATATTTGTAAGTACGGAGTGAGATCTTACTTACAGAGGTCGGGGGCTTTTCTTGTCCCCGACCGAAAGGGATAGTTACTTATAGTTGAACTGGCTCTTGCCGAAGAGGCGCACCGCCTTGTAGTAGGCGTATGCCAGTAGGACGAACCACGCCTGCGAACCTGCCTTTCTCCCCTTGAAGTACTCAAGGGAATGTGCTACCATATCCTGAAATAGGGAGAAGTCGGCCTTTTGTCGATCCTTCTCCGTTCCGCCCATGTTGTAGAGCTCATCGTGCAGGGCGCACTCTGTCTTGAAGAACTCATGATGCGGAGGTCGTAGCCACTTGAGCCACCCTGAGCATGCACCGCAACCGTTCACTTTGTTGTCTGTCATATCTTATCGTTGTATTAAGAGAATACCTCGCTGAATGCGGAGGTGAAGATGCGGGTGTGCGCACCTGCCTTGTACGCCGTAGCGGTGGCAGGCTCCAGGCGATGCGCCTGAGCGTATCGCTCGAGCGCCCTATCGTAGGTATTTGCAGGCACAGGGAGTAGAGAGCCTGACTTGGGGAGGTCAGTCATCGATACGCCCGCAGAGCGAGCCATATCGATACCTGACTGCCAGGAGCCTTTAGTAGCTACGGCCACATCCCAGAGCGTCTGCCCTGAAAGCACCTTTACTTCCATTTCCCGCGAAGTTTGAGTATGAATAGTAGTACAGCGATGACGACTGCTGCGCAACCGAGTAGCCTAAGCGTATGGCTAATCTCGGCGATGCCAGAAGTCTTCTTCACCTGTCTATCTACATAGATGCTATCTACCTTTTGTATATATACAGTGTCTCTGATCGTGCGATCTCGGATGCGGGTGTGCCACCGCTCTTGATATACGGTGTCGCCCTTGGAGTGTATGTACACGCTGTCGTGTAGATAGATGCTGTCTCTGTGCTCTCGGAAGCGATCTACATACTCCGTGCGCACCTCTCCCTCCTTGACGATGGTCTTTGCCGTACCACATGAGGAGAGAGCAAAGACAAAAGCAAAGAAGGCAACCAAGGCAAGCACGGCGAGCACTCTATAGATGGTTATACGTCTCATAGGTCTGCGTATTCGGGGATGACATCGAAGCAGGGGCATTCTTTGATGCGCTCCCAGGGGTCGACAACACCGTTGTGGTTGGTGTCTGGAGAGAAGTCCCGATGCCCTTGGATCTTGGCATGAGGGTAACGGGTGTGTAGCTCGGAGAGGAGCTTGCGCAGGGACACCTTCTGGGCATCTGTTCGGTTGTCAATGCCCTTGCCCTTGGCATCGATACCTCCTACGTAGGCCACGTTGATTGTCTCCTTGTTGAAGCCCTTCACTCCGTTACTGATGAGCCCCTCGGGCTGCATCGGGTGAACCTCCCCATCGGCGGTGATCACATAGTGGTATCCGGGGCGGAGGAAGCCTCGTTGCTCAAAGACCTTCTGGAGTTCTTTCACTCCCCAGCTTTGGGGTGATGCCGTGCAGTGTACGGCGATGTAGCTAATTGTCCTCATCTTCTTCTTGTTCTTGTTTGGGTGGCTTAGGTTGGTGGATGTATCGGTCTAATCGATGCTTGTAGTCTATGCCGAAGAGCGCACCAGCGAAGGTGCTCATCTCTCCGAAGGCTAGCAGCACCGAGTTGTGGATCTCGCCTCGCGGGACGATAAGAAAGGCCGTCCAAATGAGCACGATCCCTGCGATCGTTAGGATGGAGGCCATCCATAGCTGGAGAGTAATACGCTTACGCATAGCTGTAGTCTTGGTTAATAGCGGGCGTCGATGTGGATGCCCGTAGTCGTTATCTTAATAGAAGTTACTGTCTGCCCGTCCATCTCGAGTTGCTCCCGTATGCGAGCACGCCAGAATAAAGGGCGATGATCGAGCAGCATGTCGGAGATGCCACACCCCACGGCAGGCGCCTCCTTCAGCTCGCCCTGGTGGAGGGTGAGGATGAGGGCTTGGTTTTGCGGGAGCGTCTCACCGAGGGCGAGCCCCTCGATGATGCGCCCCTCTTCGTCGTGCACAAGGCGGATGTGAGGTTCGTAGTCGGCGGTAAGCTGGATGCCTATCATATCAATGTGTCACTTTAGTGTCTTCGTAGTCTTCTCGCCTCGTTAGGGTGAGCTGCTTACCTGCCCAGGAGGCAACGGCTGCCTTCAGTGACGCTCCGCCATCATTAGGCACGGGAGTCCAGCTTGAGAGCAGCTGCTTGAGGTCGTTGATCTCCCTCTCGAGTGTGTTGAGCTTGCTCGTGAGCTCCTTGACCTTGACGATCCCTCCGAGCGAGCCTCCATTGATGATCACCTCCTCGGCTCTATCCATCGATAGCACCACGAGGTGGTCGAGATCACCCGTGAGGGAGCCGACAATGACGACTGAGCCGACAGCGGGGCGCAGGAGGATCTGCGCTCCATCCACCTCGGTGGAAGCCCGTAGGCGCACGTCAGGCACGCTCAGTCCATCGATGTCAACTGTGCAGGTGATGTCGGTGACCTCCGCCACAACTCCCTGATAGAGGATGGTGGGCTTACCTCCACCAGCGCGGGAGATGTGATCCAAAAGCTCTCTATACTGATCCATCGCTCTAGCTTAGTCTAAAGCCCAGCTGCACCTTACGCTTGCCCCCCTCCTCGGAGAACTCCGTCGTGACCGAGCGGACGAAGTAAGTACCCTCTTTGTGAGGGTAGTCGGGGTCGTGAAGCTCGACAGAGTCACCCGCCTGACACTCGGGGATGAGCCACGCATCGATACTGCCATCGTAACCATCGAAGGTGCGGCGGCGGAGCTCGGTCTCAGCACGCAGGCGCATGCTTACCTCGTCGGAGGTAGGGCACTTAATGGTGATCTTGTCTCCCCCAGGTGTACCCACCTCAAACTCCCGCACCTTGCCATCGGGCAGAAGCGCACGCACGGTGATGAGGTACTTCTTATCTTCGGCCTTGCGGTAGGTGAGATCGGCCGCCTCGATGTTGTAGCGGAAGTCGTAGAGGCGCTCCTTGCCTATATGCTCACCCGGAGCGTGCAGATGCAGTACACCATCCTTGAGGTAGATGTCCGCACCACACTCCTCCTGCACCTTTTTCAGCACATCGAACGCTGTAGCCGATTTGATGACAAACTTGCTATACGTCCAGGAATAGGTGCAGGAGACCTTAACACTCAGCCCAATCTCCCTGATGATACGGGTGAGCAAGCTCGAGAGAGTCACCTTAGTGAGTACCGCATCCTTCAGGGGCTTGCGGAAGAGGAAGAGGTCATCCTCGCAGGTGAGGGTGAGGTCGCCGTTATCCGTGTCGATGCGCTGCAGATAGCCCCGGAACTCGGTGACAAGCCCCGTCTCCTCGTAGCCCAGGCGGATGGTCACCTCATCCCCTCGATGGATCGCCTCCTCGACGTCGAGTGCCTTGTTGTACTCGGCAGCGGGGAGTGTGATCTTGGCCGTATCGGCAAGGAGCTCTACCGAGGAGTGTATCTCCACCTTGTCGAGCATGCCGAGCTGGTAACCACCCACCTGAATGTCATAAGCCATTGTGTACATAGCGCTACTTTGTTAGATCCCGCCGAGTGAGGAGGAGCTTGTACGTATCATCACTCACAGCCTGGGCGCTGAATGCCTGGTTTGCCTCCCCCGGGGTGTGCGGGAACTCCCACGACTCAAAGACGATGCGAGTGATGCCGAAGAGCTCCAAGAGGGGGCAGTAGGCTGACACCTTAGCCGCTTCGAAGTAACCCCTCAATCTCTGCACATCATCCTTGGGATAGCGCCCATCAGCGCCGATGAGTACCCCGTCAATCTGGATGATGTAGTCATCCAGCGACCAGCGTTCCTTGATGCTTCCACGGATCTTGCCCTTGGCTACTTGGCGCTTGACGAGCACATGTTGCCCTGTCAGCGTTATTTGCGCCTCATGGGGGAGCAGCCACGGTTCTCCCCCCTCCAGGGCGAGGGAGAGAGGAAACACCATGGGAAGCCCCAGCACGTTGTTCTGCACCTCCTCCAGCTCATCTGCCGTGAGGGCAGGGGCTACCTCGGGGGAAGCCCCCTCGGCGCCCTGCACCCGTGGGTGATCGAAGAGGAAGGGCGGAGGGAAAGGAAGGCGACGTATCAGCTCGTCGAGCTCAAAAGTGGTCATCGGTCAGTGCTTGTTGCGATAGCCAGTGCGCGGTTCACGGAAGAGAGGACAACACGCTCTAGCTCTGACGTGTCGGTTTTGTCCATCATCGATACGTTGATGCGCTCCACCAGCTTACCTATGTTCATTGTTATCTGGGTATTGCGAGTGCCACCTGTGGCGATGGCATCGCCCGTCTTGCCTCGCCCATTACCCTTACCTTTGCCACCCTTCGATCTAGGTGATCCAAATATGACAGAGCCTCCCCCCCCTTGACCGGTGTCAATGCCTAGCAGCTTGGGGAGGATAAGCCCGTTGGCCAACTCGCTCAGATCGTCACTTAACGTCGCCTGCTTTGCCTGCTCGATGGCGAGGTTAGCGTTATACGTCTCTGTCCAGCCCTTAAAGCCAGCCCACGCCTCCGCATCCTTGCGCCGAGTCTCCGTGAGGGTGAAGCCGTCAGCCGCCTTACCCACTGCTTCAGCAGCACCAGCGAAGTCCCCCGAGAAGAGGAGCTTAATCGCCCTTCCCACGTTACCGATGGCGTCGAGGAGCTCGTTGACAGCATTCACTACATAATCACGGATGATAGAACCGAACTGCTTCATCACATCCCACATCGTGATGAGGAATGCGCGGAACTCCGCGAACTTCACCCAGCAATAGATGACGGCGGCCACCAGTGCTCCGATGAGGATGATAACAACACCGATAGGGTTAG